AAAGTATTCATTAGATAGAGCACCATAAAGAGAGTTCATAAGAATCTTTACAGCCATCTGCTGGTTATTGAGAGTTACAATCTCTCGTTCTATCTCATATGAATCACCCTCATCTTGAGCTTTCTGTTGAGCAGCAAGCATCTTACGTTTAAAGACAGTACGTTCATCATATAGACCTTGAATGATTTCCGGAACAATACCTTTTTTACTCTTGTCGAAATATTGCCCAGTACCAGCCATACAGTATTTTTTAGGAATACGATATTCGGTTCGCTTTAGAAGATCATCTACATTCGCTTCATATTGCATATCATTTACAACAGTCTCAGGAGACATATTATACTGCATAATGATATGAGGATAGAGAGAGTTTAAGTCGAACGACATAACCCATTCATGAGCACCGTTTTGAGGATCTTTAACATAAGCACCTTCAATCTTACGCTCTTTTGTGATGTTACGTTTAGGTGGAACAACTATATCTCTTTTACGCAGCTCATTATAAAGAAGAGCGTCCCATACACCTACAGAGCCAAATGCATCAGCATAATTAACGAGGCCTTTATAAGCAACAGTCATAGTTAAGGTAATCAGTCCCATCTTATCTTCAAGACGGTCCACAATATCAACATCTCGAATATTATAGTCGATAAACTTTTGATGGTTCTGTTGATAGAGTTGATGAAGAGATCCATATTCTTCATAAGAGAGTTTGCGCTCTCCCAATACAACATGAGCAATATTATCTAGTTTATATGACTCTTGAGTACCATATGTATAGCCAAACTTTTTAAAACAATCAAGATAATCTAATTGCTGCAACCCGTATATATCAAATGCCTGGTGTTTACGTCCAGCGATATCAATATTACGTTCATTGATAATACCCCACGGAGAAAGTTTCTTCTTCATATCTTCTCCAAGAATCATACCAACACGATTAACAATGTAAGTAGTATCAAAGAGACGAGAGTTCCAACCAGTTAATACATCAGGATAATTTTTAGACCAATGATCTAAAAACTTCATAAGAAGACCAGCTTCTTTATCACACTGAACATATACTACTCGATCAACAAGTTCTTTACTAAGCTCAGATTTATGATCTTTCCACTCGCCGAGGCCCCACACATAAAATATGTTATCAATATTATTTTTTAGAGTAATAGCTGTAATAGGAAAACGAGCTTCATCAGGAGTAGGGAATCCTTGATCAGATTGTACCTCAATATCGATAGTAGTTACATTAATAACATCTCTATCAAAATCTACCCCACGCTTAAGAAACGCATCAGAAATAAACTGATGTATATAATTAGTATTGCCGTATATTTTAAAGTTATCTACATTCTTATACTCGTCAATAAAGTTACGAGTTTCACGCATAGTACCCGGGTTGACAGGCTCAACAGGTCTGCCCTCTAACGTTTTTAAATTAGAATCAGAGCTGCCAGGAATATAAACCGTAGGTTTGAACTGTATTCGTTCACTTATAGGTTGACCGTTTTTATATCCACGGAAAAGAATATCGTTACTAAAACGATCAACGCATGTATAAAAAGTAGACATTTATACCTATACGATTAATTTAGTTGAAGGGGTTACTACACCACCATACATTTGCTTATGCTGGTTTGCTACGTCAGTATCGACCTCAGCAATAAAAACAATAAAACTATTTTTTACTTCAATAGTATTTTCAGTTTTACTAAGAATAGGAGCCCAAGGAGCAAAACCAAGTTGCCCTTGACCAGTAGGTACAGCAACAATAGCATTTTTTATTGTAGTTACTTGAGAACCTTTTTCACCGCTTATGATTTCCGCTACAACATCTTCACCAGACGCCATACGAATTAATTTTACATCAGCCATAATATTACCTTATAATTGAAAAGAGAGCCTCTAAAGACTCTCTTATTATAGTATCTATCTGTTGATAAATCAACTATCTTTTTTACTTGATACAAAAGAATAAAACTCTTTTGTCTTCTCCATCAACTCATCAAACGTATACGGTTTGTATGCAGCTACCATATCGTTCATTTGAGCTTGACCTGCATCAATCATTTTTTGGGTATACTCACGATGCATTTCATGTTGTTTGTCCATATACTCTTTTGCTAATTGCAAAATGTCAGAACGTATTTCAAAAGCATTTTTATCTGCCATATTTTTTCTCCTGTATGTGTGTGGGTGAGGAGCTAACCATGGCCCCTCGCGCACCTATTAAGCGGTGAACCTACTCAAGTAATTTGAGCAATTGATAAAGCCATAATTGTAAATGTTGTAACGCTTAGACAGATCATTGCTATATCTTCACAAAATCTCCCATCGCATTCCTTCACGGCTTCAATTAAAGTTTTCACTATTTACCTCCTTGGAGCATTACTCTACGTGCTTCTTCATAATAGCCCATTCTAGCGAGCTCGGCAGCTGCTCTAGATCTGCCTGCTTGCTCTCCTGCGGCTATCATAGCAACCCATATAGCGCATAAACTTACACCAACTTTACGAAAAAGATTATTAAAAGGATTAGAAGTAATTGCTATTGCCATTATACCCATCCTTTTAAATTGTGATTTATAGAACGGATATAAGTTTTATCACCGCGCGCTATAGCGCGAATATCACCTCTACTAATACCAATATCGTTTAGTTCGCTGTTAGTTAAAGCACTAAGCTCTTTTACTGTCTGTAAATATGCTCTGTGCTCTTTATATGCTCTATTCCAATTCTTTAAAGAATCAAAGATTGCTTCAATTGGACTCGTTAAGTAATTGCTTAGTGTCAATATGTGTTGTGTCATTTAGACCCTCGTAAGTTTTTCCAATTTCGATTTTACGAGGACGCAGTCCTTCAGGTACTTCATATTTCAACTGTATTGACAATACTCCATCCTGAAAATCTGCTCCATGTACTTGTACATGCTCAGACAGCCGGAAGGTGCGTTTGAACTTCTTAGTGGATATACCACGGTGAATGTACTCGCGACCTTTACTATTGTGCTCACCCATTACTGTAAGAGTGCGTTCTTTTACTTCAACACTTAACTCTTCTCTACTAAAGCCAGCAACTGCTAACTCTATTAAATATTCTGTATCTGACGTTTTCAGAATATTATGAGGGGGATAATTATCCCCTGCATGTTTTGCAGTCCATTCTAATTCATTGAATAAATGGTCAAAACCTACAAAAGATGATCGGGGGAACAAAGTTTGAATGCTCGTCATAGTTTTCTCCTTTTTAGCAAGCAAGAAATATAGATAGTGAACCGGACCATCCGCATTCACATTTCTATTTATATTATATAATGCCTAATTTGCAAATTGCAACTAATTAATTAAATTTTCTTTTATTAATTTTATTAGTCTTTTGTTGTAGCCGCTTTGTTTGAATACATTATAATATTTTTGAAGTGGCCAAACATTCTTACCTTTAAATATTTTAGTATCAACAACAGCTTTAGATATTTCTTCTATTTCAGATGTTACATGAAAGCGTTTCAAGCGTATTGTACTATCATCAGGTGTTTGAAATGTTAGGTAGAACATAGGGTCACCTGATTGCAGATTTATTTTATCTGTCTTCATAAAGAAAGCACAATCAGTAGGTCTAAACCATTTTGATATATTTAAATCTCCACCGACAATTTGCGTGCTGTCTATGAAGTTATTAGTGTGATATGTACAAGGACGAAGCTGCATTGTAATATCTTCTTCGCTGAAAAAGATATACGATATATTAAAACTTATTAATTTTTGATCACCATCAAACAGTTTAGTAAAAGTTTTTAAAAAATTATCATCATAGTAGTTGCTATAAAATCGCTTTTGTGAGGTATCAATTACATAATCATATTCTAAAGGCGACTTTATAATATAAGTATTTTTTACATGCTGTATAAAAGAACCACATTTAATTAAATTAGTATCATAAAATTTATTACGATCTAAATCATCTACAAGTCGTAATGGCTCATAATAATTAAATAACGAAATAGTTGCTCCGCTTTTAATTGTTTTACCTGGTGTTAAAAACGGAGCCCAGTAAACTGTTGACATTTATTTTTTTCGACCGATATTATATTTTGCTACGAGGTCCCACTCATTTTTATCTTTATATGGTAGAACTTTAATTTGACTTAAAGGCGATACAGGCTCTTCTGTTTTTTTAGGATCTACAAGCTTTACCAGTCCCCACTCAGCAATAAGATTTGCTATTGTATTGCGCCGGGATAAATCTGCTTCAGCAAAATTAGTAGGTTTACCGTCTAGTGCAAATAGTTCTTTAAAGTGCACTATATAATATTTACCTTGCTTATGAAGTATGTGACATGATTGATAAAGAGTCATGTCTTTGCGTGATGCAATACCTATACGAGTTAAAGTCTCACGCACCTTAAGAAAATCATCTTCATTATTTAATACCACTTCAACCATAGAATTTATATCAACTGCCATTTGTTCCACCCTCAAATCTTTTTTTCTTTATTGTTATAATTTGATCATCACTAAGCAGAGGTAGAACTTGTACAGCTTTATCATAACTGTAGTCATAGTATTGCATAACAAGCTCAATTCTCTCATCATCTTGCTTTTTAGCCCATTTACTAAATCGCTTCTTTGTACGAATAATATTTATAAGAAAATCAAATTGAAGCTTCTTGTCAAGATGATGGTTGATATTCATCTCATTTGCAATGCGAGCTGTATCTGAAAATTGAGATAAAGCTTTATTTACAAGATATGGTGGATATAATTTTTCTGCTAATTCTGGATTTTCTGAATTACTAATTATATTTTTTTTACCATAATTAATATCATTTACATAATCAAAAGGATTCATTATTTCCACTCAGGTCCATTAACCCATCCAACTAACGATATTCGAGTGCCAGATGTTACTGGTGTTACTTCATGTAAAGTGTAGGATGGAAACAATATTAATAAGTTTTTTTCTCTCGGTGCTGTTATCACATCATGCTTTTCATTATATAGGAGTAAATCTCCACCTTCATATGTCTCAGGGTCGGATAATATAATTGAAAAAGAAAGCTTTCTATCTACAAAACCCGCCTTCCAGTTCGAATGGTCAGTATGTCGACCATAAAAGCCTGGTTGATTATCACTACCAATATATTTTGTATATTGTATACTTTCAATAAAAGATAAATTAAACCGATAATGATTATTGTTTACATCTATAATAACATCAGTCAGTTTTCTAAAAATTGGTTCAAACTTTTTTATTGACGGTTCAAGCCATGCTACAGGCGAATTTCTTACTTTACCATTAGGTATAAAAGACTGTGTTTCAGAATTCCACACTTCACTTTCTTTTGCTTCATGATCAACATGGTCTTTTATAAATTTTATCTCTTCATTAGTGATAAAGTCATTAATGAATAAAAAAGGTTCTTTATTTCTCTCTTTATCTAAATCATAAAGATACCATACATTTTCTATTGCAAACATTAATCAAACTCACAATTTGCCATTACTTCTGTCATACATGCAACTAAATTAATTTCTTGATCAGCTACAAACGCTGCTTTGTATTGATAATCAGCAATAATTAATACTAGTTGCGCAACAGAATGGGGTTTCAATTTATCAGTAGCTAAATCATACAATTTGCGTAATATAGCAGCGGTGTCTGTATCACTATTCTGAGCCACCCACTTACGCATATCACTAAATGATTTAGCTTTTAGATAGCCTACTAGCTCTTCTACACTAGCATCACCTTTGTGAGCTAGTATACCAGAATCAATTTTACCAGTAGCACTATAGCGCTGTAACTCATTTAACGCTCTTCGCCAGTCAGGAAAATAGTTAGTAATAACATTAGCTAATACTTTTTTATCAAACTCAACATTTTCGTCTTCTAAGATCTCTTGAGCTCGCCAAAAGAATCTACTAGCAAGTTTAGGTTTTTGATCTTTAGGAATAGAAAACTCTACCACACTACAACGAGAATGCAGTGGCTCAATAATACGATTTTTAAAGTTACAAGTAAGAATAAAACCACAGTTCTTACTAAACTCTTCCATAAAGTTGCGAAGGGCGGGCTGAGTAGATTGTGGGTTGAGATAATCAGCTTCGTCTAATATTACATATTTACGAGAAGCAGAGAATGATACAGTTGACGCAAAGTCTTTTATTTCATTACGCAGCGTATCTATATTACCATTCATACTACCATTAATGACAATATAGTCTGCACCTATCTCTTCTAACATAGCACGGGCTACAGTAGTCTTACCTACTCCAGGTCCACCTGCTAAAAGAAGGTTAGGTATATTTTTTTGAGAGACAAACTGCTGAAAAGTATCGGCTAGTTCATCAGTAAGCACACAGTCACTTATTTTTTTAGGGCGATATTTTTCAACCCACAAAAATTCTTCCATAATATAATCCTCACTTACCACATCCATTTTACTAATGTAATTCTTTTACCTTTAGTAATAGGCATAACTTGATGTTTATATATAAAACAACTTGGAAAATATATAACATCACCTTTATTTAATCTATATGTAACTTCTTCTTCACTACCTGGAAATGTAAAGACAAAATCACCACCTTCATAATCACTACTTAATGATAGTATAACTGATAGTACTGGTTTGCCTTTCTTTTCACCATCAAAAAGAGCGAAGATATTATCTATATGTTTATCAAACTTATTCCCTTCAGCAAAACTATGTATAGTGCCATTTGACACATCCCGTAACGTCATTAGATTTTCTTTGTATGAATTTGCATACATCTTAGCTGTACTAATAATAATATCATTAAGATACATGCCGCTAGGTAAAAGTGTTGATTCATCATATTCAGCTATTGATGGATCGTTGTCCTTAATTAGTTCTTCACCATCAGGACCCGCCCATGTATTTTCTCGATAATTATGTGTATTGAGAAGTATAGCATCACAATCAGCTTCTGATAAAGCTTGCTGACGTACATATATGTAATCTTTTACATGCATTTAATTCTCATATGATGACGAAGCTTCATTTACAATAGTATAAGTTAGATTTCCGTCAGTAGATCTAAACTGAGAAATACCCTTACTACTAATAATAACGTCATATGAGCCTAAAAGCAACTTAAGATTTTCTACTTTAAATACCATAGAGAATACTTTATCAGTTACACCTACTTTATGATGAAATGAGTTAGATGTACTATTCTTAGTATTCATTGCTCGGAAAGATATCTCTTCACCGTCACCTTTTACTACCACTTCAGGTAATTGTAATACATTGGCTGCTTGTTGTACTCTTTTAAGAACAGTATCGCTAATAGTAAAGCTAATAGGTGTATCGGGTAGTTCTAGCTGCTTTTCTGGAGGAACCACAATCATAGATTTGTCAGCATAGAAGTAATCACTCTGGGATTTATCTTCGCCGCTAATGGTTAAGTAGGATGTATCAAAATCTAAATCAGGCTCTTCAAAGAGACTTAGCACTCCAAGAAACTGATTTAGATCGTAGATACCAAAATCACGAGGAAACATTTCTTGTACTTCTGCTTCTGCCATAATAGTCTTCATAGGCGAGATAGTACGAAGTTTATTCCCTTGCGTAAAGTATATCGATTGATTAATCGATGAAAAGTTCTTAAGAACTTGAAAGGTTTTCGCTGTTAATTTCATAATATAAATTCCACATTATCTAAGTTTGAAATCATTACCTACAGTAGGGCTTGCGCCTACTTGAGCTAAGTCTAATAAAGAGCCGCTAAACATATAAGAGCCCATATGAGTTAATTTCATCCATGGGCATAACCATACTTTAATATCTGCTTTACGAGCCCATTGACAGAACATATAGTCTTCAGATAGATATCGCTTGCTTTCAGGATCAATAACACAATCAAAGAAAGCCATAATTTCACGATCACCGTTAAAGTCTTTAGTACGTGCATGATCAGGTTTATACATAAACTCAGGATAAGCTTCTGTATATTTTTCAAGAGCCTCTCTAGTAATCATCATAAAACCGGTACCACCTTCTAAAACTTCAACCGGCGTGTCTAGTCTGATTTGATCACCTTGACCAGGTGCTGGATTAAATACATAATCTCCAATATAGTTTTCTAACTTATTAGGATCTTCATCACCAAAACCTTTATCTACAGCTCTTTTTACTTTTTCCCATGCAATAGCTTTTTTAGGATATGGTCCACATACAATATCTTTACCTTGCTCAGAATCAGCAATAGCTAATAAAGCAATAACATCATTAGCATCAAAACCTATATCACTATCAATAAACATCATATGAGTCATACCAGATCTCAAAAAACCATCAGCAAGATAATTACGAGCTCTAGTAATCAACGACTCATTAAATAGATAGAAGAATTGAACTTGTACACCATATTTGTTACATAGTGCAACTAGATCAGTACATGATTTAGTATATACACCAGCACACTGACCACCGTACATTGGAGTAGCAACTAGTAAGCGTCTTTGACGTAGCGCATTTGCGTCAATTTTAATTTCAATTTGTGGCATAATATAACCTCATTATAATTTGCAATTTGAGAAATCAGCAGTATACCATTTAGCTTGTGCTTCAGGTGATCGGTCTTTCTGCCATTTTTTTGTCCCTGGATCGTAAGCACCAACACGAGAGCTAATCTCTTTGATAACTTCATCCATTACTTTATCACCGTTATACCCATACTTAGCCATTTCACCGTAAGCAAATACAATAATATCAGCCATTGCATCAATACGACCGTCTGAATCTTTTGCTTCTAAAAACTCACCGAGCTCTTCAACAATCATAGAAACAAAACCATTACGATCAGGTTCTTGTTGAGTGATCAGACGTTCGTCCGACCACTCTTTAATACGTTCAAAGTTTGTGCTCATAAAGCATCCTCATAATTAAGCACCTGTACCTACCTCAACACGCTTGCGTAGCCAAGATAATAGTACACCGTAAACAGGTAAGAACAAAACAAATGAAACAATAATTTTAAATACTACATCAACAGATGCAATTTCTAACCAATGTTGTCTCATAAACTCATCTTCACCGTACGCGAAACCAGCCCAGAAGAAT